ATTAATGCTCTTCTTGCCATTAGTATTTCTCGTTTGCTCGTTCTTGTAATGCTCCGTCTGCTATTTCTCTTTCAATTGGGTCTGGGTCATTTAACATTATGTCAATTAATTCTTTGTTTGATATTCCATCACTTCTGAAATCAGAAGCTGCTCCATCACCAAGAAGTTCTTGTAAATTTGGTTTATCATCATCATCTAATACAATATCACTATTATCAGTATCTTCATCTCCATCAACTTTATATAGTTTTGGTATAACGATTTGACCACCTACCATATTTTGTGTAAATCCTCTATCTGTTGGGTCTATGTCAAACTCTAAAACCTGCGGGTCTTTAGATTCAAATTTTATAGAACCCATATTTTGTCTACTTACTGGTTTGTATTGAATCATTTCACCCATTTCCGCAAACTCGTGTATATATTCTGAATTTTTTATTTTATCATCAAGTTGTAATATAAATTCTGTTCTGTCTGGTGATGTTTCTACAAGTTTGTATTTCATTTCTTTTATGAATACTTCCTCACGACTACTCTTATCTGATTCATCTCCGGTAGATTTAAAAAACTTTACTTCATCATTTACTACATCTCTATCAACTTGTCCATCAAAGATTATTCCTTTACTATCTACAAATTGAGTAGTTTCTCTACCAGCTAATCTTCTAAGAAACTTATATGTAACATTATAATCACCCTCACTAAATCCTAAATCTCTTAGGTGCTGTCCTACATCAAGGTCTATAAAATCTCCGTCATTTTGAAAGTTAACTTCATTAAGACCCATAATTTTACTGATAAGAAAATTATCTTCCATATCATAAACATATAGAACCATAAAATCGCTTTCAAAGTCTTTTCCCCAACTACTATAAACCTTTTCAGGATTAAAGTATTGGTTTCTTTCTTGTTGTGTAAATCCGTATTCTAATGCCATTATGCCTCATCCGGTTGGTATGGAAAACCTAATTGTAACCAAATTTCTTGTCCTCGTTTGGTATGATATAATTGTTTATTAATTACTTCATCATATTGATAAGAGTTTAAATCTTTTTTTAAAGAACGATAGTTGTGTCTATGACCACGACCTCCACCTGGTCTTTTCTTTTTTCCTTTTTTTGTAAATCTTTTAACACTAAGTTTATCTTTTCTAAATTCTTCCCAACCTTCAGCGTTTTTAAATTTCTTTTTATTTCCAACGAACCCCTTCAATGTCAATGGTGGTCTCTTACCTTCTATATTAAAAAACTCCTTTAATAGTGAGTGTAATTTGTCAGTTGATATATCTGGTGTAAATTCTTCATTAAAGTAAACATTCATAACTTGAATTAAATTATCTCGTTTTGTCATTTGGAATTCTACTTGTTCGTCTGTTGCTTCTTCAGTAGCATTATCTTCTTCCTCATCATCTTCGTCTGGGTCTTCTTCGGGTTGAAAGTAATGTGTAAATTCGTTGTCAATTTCTCCCTCAAAAAAGTATTGTGCATTTTCTAAACGAACTTGTTCAAATTCTTCTTCTAATGAAACACCTGGTGTTTCACCCTCAAATGAAACTAAAAATCCCTCATCATCTCTAAGTGGTGTATTGGCATCTACTGAACCAGAAATAGCTTGTTGTTGTTTTAAAAAGTCTATTTCCTTTTGATATTCTATTTCAGGACCATTAAGTATATTACTATATACTTTAGATTTTTTTGCTGCTTCACTTGGTAAATAAGGCATTGTTATCTCACAACTCTAAATTCATAATTATCATCATAGAAGTTTATTTGTTCGTCTGTTGTTCCGCTACCACTAACAACCTTAATACAAAAACGATAATCTCTTTCTGCTTGTAGTCCGTTCATTTGAACTCGGAAAAAGTTTCCGTCCGAATCACAACTAACTCTTGAACCACTACCAAAAGGTATGATTACTTCTTCAGTATCAGCGTCTCTTACTTCATACTCTACTGAAGCGCTTGGTAAATATTTAACACCTAACTCACTTGGTGTTGCGCTGAAACTTGATGAAGGATAAAGTTCTCTACCAACGACTCTAAATTTTACAATTGATTTTTCTTTATATTCTGTTTTCATATTCTTGAAATAAACTTTTAGTCTTTCTAAGTCTGTTGAACTTAATGGTGATAAACTTCCTGAGTTCCAAGATGAATCGTCCCACTCAACTTCTAACTTAGGTGGATAGATTGTATGTGTTTCTCTTGAAAAATATTTTAGGTTTCCTAATCTTGAACTATCACCCTCTTGTCCTGTATTGAAATCAAAACTTGCAGTTGCGTGATTGTTTCCATAAGAACCACTATCTTCTCTCTTAACGATAAATCCATTGTTTGGATAAACTGAACTTGAGTAAATAAAATTGTTTACCAAGTTTGTTACATCTGCCCTAACATCTTTTTTATCAAATGTTAAATCATAAGATGAACTAACTTCATATTGACCATTACTCGCAGTAAACCAAGAACCACCTTCAGTCAATACTGAACCTGTTACCCAAGGTGTTTTTGCCTCGTGGTTTCTATATTGATATGTAGCTCCATTATCAGTTACTGGGTCGTGGTCAAGTTTTCCTGAACCTTGTTTCCAACTACCACTAACCATATAAACGTGTAGTGGTTGTTCAACTTCTACTTCTTCTGAAGTTGCGTCAAATAAATTTAAATAATATTTTGCAGTAGAAGGTATCTTCCCGTCCTGTATAGACTTAGAGATAAAACTTAAATCAAAGTCAATCAATACTCTTGATACATTACCTACCGTACCATTGTTGTTTACAACTTTATTAATTTCCAATATTTCATCAATACCAGTATTTCTTGATGCTGTTGTTCCACCAGAATAAAGTGTTGTATCTCTTTTACCAAATTCAAAATAATGCATTATCTATCTCCCACTACTCTACCCTCAATATCGCTATTTGGGTTTTTTAATTCAAATATACTTGGGTCTAATGATGGATAAATGATTCCGTCTTTTGTAGCTGATAACATATCATAAGTATTACCACTATATCCAAGACCTGTTTCAAACTTATTCTCAATAAGTATAAGTTCGTTGTTTGGATTATTTTCTGCTGGTGGAACTAATGATACTACACCCTCACAAGTAGAAATCTGATATGCTAAATCACTCAATATAATTGGTTGATTCATTTGCCACTTCTCTACTTGAAAGAATTCTTTTACTTTTTGTATTGTTCTAAACAATACATCATTTTTATTATACCCTCTCTTTGTAACAATATTATATTTTACACCAAAGTTAATTATGTATCCGTCTTTAATATTGATAGCGTCTGTTAATAATCTATATTGTGAAAGATATGTTTTAACATTTTGTTTTACTGCTCTATTCAATCTAACCAAACTTTTACTTGCGTCATATCCTAATAAATACATATTTAATGCTAATGGATTTTTTACTTCTGTTCCTTGACTTCTTGTATCAACTACTAACCCATCATTAATAACTAATTGTCCATTCTGTTCTAATTGTTCATCTTGAACAATAAATGCTTTTGCTACATTACCATATTTTTGTGGTAAAGAATAAACTCTTGTTATGTAGTCTGCTTTTGTAACTGCTCTATTTTGTGCATTAAAGTAAGCAGATGCATTTTGTTTTATTTCTGTAATGGTTTCTGTTGAAGCCCCACCCGAAGCTGGTTCTTCATTAATAGGTGTGATACTTGCTTTTACCGCAGCTAATGTAGTTGCACTTAAACCTTGTGTAGTATTTGTATAAGTTAATCTATTAAAAGATGTTATACTATTTGTTGATACATTATGTTCTACTGCTCCACCATAATTATAAGATACGGTAAGTGTTGTGTTACTTGGTGCTAATCCAAATGTTCTTGTCTTTAAGAAATTACTTGGGTCAAATGACTCATCTAATCTTGATACACCAAGACCTAACCTTGAACCGACATTGTCTGGATTTGGAATTATTTCTTCATCTGCATTATCACTAATACCTGAACCGAATCTCAATTCCATACGATTGTCATCACGAGCTCTTGTTGTAAATCTTCTTGATGCCTTTATTAATTTTAACAAATAAGGTGTATCAGTTTTAAATTCAGCTAACGCTGGGTCATTGAGCGTTGAATTTTCTTCATCTTCAAAAACCGTATCCTGTGCTAAAAATGGAACTTCATAAAATTTATTATTTTCACTATCTGTAACTTCAACTATACTTGTAACTTTATCATTAGATAAAATAATTTTATCGAATTCTTTTGCACTTGTAAATGTAAATTCTTCTTCTTCTCTTACACCAGATTGAGCCATACCTTTTTTAGTTAATCTAAAGTTTGTAGGAATATTACCTGATGTGGGTTGTAATGCTTTTACTTCCATATTATCTAATGAACTTGATACTTTAAAATCAACATCATCTAATAATGTAAATTCTGTTCCATTATTTGCTACCAGAGTTGAATTGGATTCTATCTTTCCTGCGAAATCTAAATTGGGTTTGTAATTATTTGCGTCGATAGCTACTGCTGGAACATCAATACTAAATGTCATCTCAACAATAGCAGGTGATGCTAATCTTGGTTTATACCCATATGACTGAGCGATTGACAATACATTTTTTCTTTCTTCTGCGAATTGAATTAAAGTTTCTCTGAATTGGTTATCAACATAGTAATTCAATACATCTCCCACATACGCTGCCATTTCAACAAACATCATACCTGGTGATGCTTCATTAAAGTCATTGTATTGATTTGGGAAATATGATTTCGCAAACTCTATTAAGTTTTCTCTAATATCTGTAAAGTCTCTACCGAGATAATTTACTTCTTTTGATAATGTTTTTTTATTTGTTCCGTAGTCGGACATTTCTATTCTCCAATTCTAAAGTCAAATGATAATAGTTCAATTACATCTGGATTAAGTGTGACTGAAAACTCAACCTGAATATTGACTTGATTTTGTTCTTGTATAGTGAATACATTTATAATGTTGATATAAGGTAAGAAAGTATCGGTAGCTGTTCTAATAGATTCTTCAACTCTATTAGGAATATCTTGTCCTTGTTCAAAGACTATATTTTTTAAACGACTCCCAAAGCTTGGTTGAAAAATTCTTTCACCTGGTGTGGTAAGTAATAGATTTCTAAGATTTGCTTTTGATTGTTCTAATACGGTTTTCGTTTTATAGAAAAATCCCTCTGGACTATAATCCAATGGAAATCTTATTCCGACATACTTGTCATCATTTCTATCTATTTCTTTTACACTTCTTGCCATTATGGTCTAAACCCACCTTCACCTGTTTTCTTTTTATTAATTGCTTTCATCAAACCAGAATAATCACGAGTTAATGCATTTTGAACATCTTCTGGCACTTGGTCCACATTTACACCTGCTTTCTTAATTGAATCAACCGCTGCCATTTCTCTTGCTTTTTCTTTATTCTGTCCACGACCTAAATTTCCGTAACCTAATACTTCTGCCATATTATCACTACCTAATACTCCACCACCCAATGAAGGATATTCATCTTCCATTGGTGCACCTAATGGTTTGGTTTGGTTCAATACTTCATTTAACGCTGTGTTTTTTGTGTATTGTTTTTTAGGTTTTTTGATAACCTTTTTAGGTTTAGGTTTAGAAATCGTTTCTGCTAATTTGATTTCTTTTTCTTCATTAATAAATATCTCGCTAAGTTGTTTTTTAACTTCTTTGCGAACAACTAATTCAATTATATTTCTTAATTTATTTTTATCCATTATTACTCCTGTTTTGCTAATTGTGATATTTCTGCAAGATTAATTACTTGCTCTAATTGTGCTACATCTTGTTGACCTTGTGCAGCATTTCTTGTCAATTCTTGTAATTGTGGTGAACCACCATTTAAAAAGTATCTTTGTAATTCTTTTGAAGTAGCGCCATCTGATATAACATCTCTAACATCTGTTGTATCTATTTCTGGGTTATCTGGATTACTTTCAAACTCATCAAGTGTTGTTATAAAATCACTTGGTTCTACTTCTCCATTTTCTACGATTGAATTTAATTGACCTCCTACTTGTTGTGCACTTTGTGCTAATCCATCTGCTACACCTTTCATAACTTCAAGTTTAGCTTTCGCTCCAGCTATATCAGCTAACACACCATCAAATCCACCAAGTGCGTCAAGTCCTGGTAAACCTGGTAAACCAAGTTCATCTAATACTTCTTGAAGGTTTACCATTTCAAAATCAAATCTTGGTAACCATTCTAAACTTATAAATCTTTTAATCATTTCTATATAAAATTTTATTGCGTCGTATCTAATTTTCATACCTACCATAAAACTTGGATTAGGTATTCCACCTGGTAATACTGGTGGTAGTATTAAAAAAGGTAATGCTTGTAATTCTAATTTAAGTATTTCAACCATTGGTCTTAAGTCCCCAGCTCTTTCTTTTATAAACTTAGGTAACATTATATCTCCGTCTGGATTTGCTATATCCCTTTTTTGTCCATTAATAGTTACAAAGTCAATAACACTATTTCTTGGTCTCAATCTAATTCTGTCTGCTGCTTCTAATAATATATCACCATCATTTGAATCAATAAGAATACTATCCTCTGATACAATTTCAATACCAGTATCTCTTGCATTTAATTCTATCCTGTCTGCGTCCATTGTAATGGTTGCTGCTTCTTTTACTTCTGGAAATATTTCTCTACCTATTTTACTAAAAGTAACTTGTTCTTTTATACCAATATCAATAGTTGCAATATCAGCGTTATTGATATTTATTATACCTCTACTCTCTTCATCACTACCAAGATTTATATAGTTATCAAATCTACCTTGGATAAGTGTTGAACCTTCTTCAAAAGCTTTAGCTGTTGGGTTTATATCTTTTTTTATAGTTCCAAATAATCGAGATAAAATACTTTCTTTTGGTGTTTTTACATCTGTGTTATCTACACCTGGTGAAATTACTTTTTCACTTTCTCCTAATTTCTGGTAGTTTACTGAAATATCAGTATCACTTAATCTTGCTAAATAATAATTTTCATCTTTATAACTAAGTCCTAACCACAATTCTCCAACCATAGGATATTGAATAATATTAGAATTACAAGGTTTATAATTGTTAACCTCAGAATCTCCGTGTTGAGAATAAACATATCTACCAACAACTTCTTGTTGTTTTGTTTCAGCATCAGTTTTTAGTTCTAAAACTTCAAATACTTCTAAACTTGAGTTTGATTGAGCATCCGGAACTTCAACCGATATGTTTCTTAATATCGCACGAAGTTCATTTTTTGTGACTACACCATTACCTTGAACACTTACATTATCAAGCGGTTTGTCCACTATATTAGCCATTTAACTTTCCTTACTGATAGAGCTTTCTATTTCGTCTTTTTTGATTTGTAACTCTTGAACATCTGTTTCTATTGCACTCATCAGTTGTTCTTTTTCTGCTTCTGATAAACCGAACTCACTATCGTCAGATGTTATTCGTTTTTCAGCTGCTGTAATTCTTTGAACGATTGTTGCTAACTTAACAAGTTGTTCGTCGTTCTTTACATTGATTTCTAAATATTCTTTTAGCATAGGAACTATCTGAACGGCTGTATCTCCGTCCTTGATAAATCCCACAACCTCTTTCATCAATACTTCTAATTGTTGTTTATTGGTTTTGGAATTATCGTATATGTCCTTGAAGACATCTGATAAGGTTTTTCCCTCGAATATTTCGTAATCTTTTGCCATAGTTTTTACCTAACAATAAATAGTAAATAGTTAAAAAATAGGGATATATATTTATATACTCGTTGATTTTTTTGATTTTACCTTATAGTTATTATACGAAGTCGGAAAAACTCCGATTTTTATTCATTAAAGGGGGAAACTAAATGAAAGACACAATCAAAATGATTATGGAAGGCGTAACTGGTATTAAAGACCTATTGCTTC